CAGCTGACTGAGATGACTGAGTCTTGGTCCAGTAGTGGGTTCTCTCGGGTTCCCACTATCTCAATGTCGTCTCGTACCAAGTGGAATGGTGACGGCTTCCGTATTGACTTCACTCGCGGTGGCCCCGGAGAGGTCATTGCTCCTCGAGAAAGGGATTAATGTATGGCCATTTCTAGTGGTTTCTACAACTCGGTGAATGGTGACCGTACCTATGATGCCGACCAGTTCGGAGATCTCTTCGACGGTATCATCTCGCCGGGAATCTTCCCGAACGTGGGCGACAAGTTCCGTGTTCGACCCACCAACAACGGCATGTCTGTCTACGTTGGTGCCGGGAAGGCCTGGCTGAACAACCGATGGGTTGAGAACTCGGGCGACGAGACTGTTACCCTAACCGGTTCTCACGCAACGCTGGACCGAATCGATCTGGTCTGCGTTGAGGTTGACCGATCCAAGGCTGTTCGTGGAGCCAAGATCAAGGTTGTCCAGGGTACTCCGGCAGTCACCCCTCTAATCCCAAATGTCGGAGATAGTGGTGACCGCCAGACCTTCGCTCTTGCTCAAATCAAGATCATCAAGAACTCTCGACAGATTGTTGCTGAGAACATCATCAATCTTGTGGGTAGTGCCCGTACTCCTTACGTGAGTGGGCCGCTCCAGACCATCAATCTGGACTCCCTTCAGGCTAAGCTCCAGGGCGAGTTCAATACCTGGTTCGACTCGGTTCGAGATGCCCTGGCTAACGCTGGTGGTAATACCTCGACAGATGTAGCCAACCTCAAGGTTAGTGATAAGAACCAGAACGAGCGTATCCAGGCTGTCGAGGGTCGAGTCGCTGGGACTGAGCTCAACATCACCAAGATCAACGAGAAGTTCACCAACTCGGGATCTGTCTATGGGATGCTGAACGACTCAAATGTGGGCGTTCACAACTCCCTCTATCGAGGAGCTTCTCTGGGTAACTCAGTCACTCCGTACCTTCAGGCGATTCGAAGTGGGTCCTTCTCGGGGCTGTACCTCGGAGACTACTGGACCTACTCCGGTGTCACTTGGCGAATCGTTGCGTTCAACTACTTCATGAACATCGGTGAGCCCCCCTTCCGCCAGAATCATATTGTGGTAGTTCCCGACCGGTCTTTGTTCCGAGAGGCTTGGTCTACCACCATTCCGGACCAGCGCTCTTACGTTGACTCGACTCTCAACCAGTCTACTATGACTCAGGCCAGTCGTATGGCGGAGTCTCTGTTCAACAGGTCCAACATGGTTGGCGTATGGACTCGAGTCGCTACTGGGTACGATGGTAACGGCGCAGTCAGGGATTGGCGCTGGTATAACCCGCATATCAACATCATGGACGAGGCTATGCTATGGGGGACGTCGATCTTCAACGATCCCCTCGCCAAGGGTATGCACCACAACCAGTTCCCCGCCTTCCGGCTCAACCCCGCCCTTGTTAACATCGAGGAGGAGTACTGGCTTCGTGAACGAGCTTCAGCACAGACTGCAGTCTACATGAAGTCTACTGGTCAGTTCTCCCACGCCCCGATTAACTACTCACTCGGGGTACGTCCCTATCTAGCGATCGGTTAACATGCAGCACTTCGGATTCAACCCCCTGACCGACATCGTCCTCGCGATATTCTTGTCGGTTCTGGGATCCTCCGGAATGTGGGCTTGGATCATGAAGCGAAGTGAGCGGAAGTCCGCCACGTCAAGACTTCTGCTCGGAATGGCCCATGACCGGATTGTATATGTCGGGAAGACCTATCTTCATCGAGGATTTCTCACCCTCGACGAGTATGAGGACTTCATGAAGTATCTTGTAGAGCCCTATTCCGAGTTCGGGGGGAACGGGCTTGCTGAGAAGATAGTGAATGAGGTAAAGAATCTTCCCGTCGTCCCCACCCCTAGACCCCCGGCGAAGAGGAAGACATATGGCAAAGCACCTTCAGGAGAGTAAGTTGAACAACAAGTCCTACGACATCCTCAAGTGGGTTGCGCTGGTCGCCCTTCCGGCTACCTCCGCGCTCTATCTCACTCTGGCGGCTCTGTGGCACCTGCCTCACCCGACTGAGGTCGCTGGGACGATCGCCGCGATCGACACCTTCCTGGGTGTGCTTCTTGGCGTGAGTTCCAACAAGTACCAGGGCACTCAGCCCTCCGGCGCCCTTCACGTGTCTGAGGACCAGGGGATCCACGCCACCTTCGATCAGGGCGTCGCCGAGATGCTCCGTAACGGTAAGGTGACGCTGGACGTCAAGCAGGTCTAAGCGAGAAAAACCTGCGGTATAATGAACCCCTAGAAAGGAGCCACACCATGAAGAACCCTGACCCCATTCAGCAGACGATTGAAGCTGCTCTGAAGGAGGCCGAGCTTCACGATCCCTCTAGTGAGGACTACACCACAATTGCTCGAAATGTCGAGACTCTTGCAAAAGCCAAAGCCCTTGGCGAGAGCAAGAAGCTCAGCAAAGACGCAATTCTCGGTGCAGCTACCTCTCTGGCCGGTATCGTAGCCGTCCTCCAGTACGAGCGACTTGCAGTCGTCAGCTCGAAGGCGTTCGGTTTGATCATGAAGGTTAAACCCTTCTGAGATTCGTCAGGCCCCCTGTGCTATACGCATGGGGGGCTTGGCTTATCTTTTTTTTTCGCGTAAAAAACGGGCTCTATATTGAAACCCGTCATAGAAAGGACACTCTCATGAACCTCTCTCCCGCCGCTGCACAGGCCGCCCTCGACTACGCCGAGGAGCTTGCTGCTACTGGACTGAGCTCTGAGCAGTACGACCACTACTACCTCTGACACAGTTCTAGATCCCGCCATGGGATCTAGGCTTATCTTTTTTTTTTGCCTGGTCACTCTAGTCACATGAGTCGCAGGATTAACACACCGTATATTGAAGACCCTTAGAAAGGAACCACAATGACCACCCTCCTCGCTCTTGTCATCGCCCCCTTCGTCGTCATCGGCACCCTGCTGATTGTCGCCGAGATGGTTGGCAAGAAGAAGACCTGGAACTTCTGATCCTACCACCTTCCAGCCAAAGATCCCGCCATGGGATCTAGGCTTATCTTTTTTTTTCGCAAGTATAACTTGTCCTATATTGAAGACCCTACTCTGAAAGGACACACCCATGACTGCCGCCGCTATCACCACTATCGTCATCCTGTCGATTCTCCTTGCTGCAGCTGTGTGCACCACTCTTCTGTTTCTCTACCTCGCTTATGAAATGACCAATGAGCGAGACGAGTACAAGAAGAAGTACTATGCACAGCTCAGCAAGAACATCGAGTCCGATGCCGAGAAGATTGTGGACGACCTTCTGGCCGTGTACCGAGCCTCTAAGAAGTGACTCAAGTTTATACCCCTACATGGGGTATAGGCTTTCGCGATGGAATCTGTGGGTATATTGAAGACCCTTAGAAAGGAACCACAATGACCTACATTGCACTCGCTCTGATTACCATCATGGCCATCTGGTTTGCTGTCGCTCATGAAGAGCAGAAATTCAAGACCGAACAATATCGACGTCTTGTTATTCAGCTCAAGAAAGAGAACGCAGCACTCCGAGATGACACGGTTGATGAAGAGTTCATGCAACTTGCTCTGAAGTGCTTCTCCAAGTGACTTCAACCTATACTCCTACATGGGGTATAGGCTTTCCGCGAGAAAAACAGACCCTTATATGAGACCCCTCTATTTGAAAGGAAACCCTCATGACTGAGACCACCGACACCACCGTTGAGACCAACGAGAAGATTGTCGAGTTCAAGTTCAACAAGGACGCTGTCCTGCCCGCTATCAAGCGCAACTCCAAGAAGTTGATTGCTGGCGCCGCTGTATTTGCAGCCGGTACCGCACTCACCCTCATGGCGTTCCGCTCGGTTCCGGACACGGACGAGCCCGAAGAGCTTGAGCACGACGACCTCGATGAGCTCGACGAGATCGAAGCCTCTGAAGAGACCGACTGAGACCTCATCCTATATCCCGACTTGGGATATAGGCTTTTCTAAGGAGCGTATATGGAATTCGGACAATGGCTTGGTATCTATGGCCTACTGCTGCTTATCTGGCTTGAGCTTCGTGATATTCGAAAGAAGATGAAGTAGCCCGCGAGAAAAACCGGTCCTATATTGAAACCCCTCCGTTTGAAAGGACCACTCATGACCCGCATCATCGTTTCTGTCATCAAGAGCGCTGTTTTCATCCTCGGAATTGTTCTCGCCTCCTGCTTTATTGGCAGGGGTGCGAACAGCCGGATGAAGCACGTTGTTGGTGTTCAGCAGCGTTTCATCGCGCGCCGTGATCGTAAGATCAACCGCTGGTAATTCAGCACTATACCCCGACTTGGGGTATAGGCTTTTCCTCGAGAAAGGAGTACACATGTTCGAGGAACCACCGATCTACTACATCCTCATCAGTCTCATCTTCCTGATCGTATTCGGCGCAATCAGCTTCGCAACCTGGCTTGTATGGTTGACGAATGTCGCATTCTTCGTCAAGCTGGTTATCACCGCAATCGGAGTACTGTTTGCGGCAATGACAGTTATCCTCTACACAATCTCGGCGGAATGATATGCTAGTCGTACTTCTCGGTCCAAGTTGTTCAGGCAAGTCCACATTCCAGAAGGAGCTGGTAGCGAATGATGGGTACCATGCAGTACGAACTGCCACCACACGCCCTCGACGTATGGGAGAGGACGCTTCTGCCTACTACTTCCTCAAGGATCAGGCATTCACAGAGTGGGAGGCCCGGGGAGATCTCCTCTGCGTCGAAACCTTCCGAGGTTGGAGGTACGGGGTACCGCGTGACGAGATTACCCGGAGGGGAGACCGCCCTAATCGAGTTGTCATCCTCACACCCGGAGGTGTCATGGAACTCCTATCACGACATCCAGAGGTCATCACCGCCGATGCTCTGTCCATCTTATACCTCGGAGTCGACGGAGCCACGGGAGAAGCTCGAGCCTGCAAGCGAGGAGATTCTCGACGAGAATACCTTAGACGCATGGCGGCGGACTCTATCGATTTTCGGCACTTCCCTCGGGAGAATGGCATCTGGGAGTTCACCCCAGATTTTATCCTGGATTGTGTCAACAATCCGCAGAACTACAAACTGAAGCCCCGTCTCAAGCGAGTCGAAAGGAAGCACAAGTGAGCATCATCTGGTGGACCCTGTATATTCTCGGGGCGATTACGGTCGTGATCCTCTGGATCAATATCATTACTCTCATCGTCCGAGTCTTCACCTACATCTTCAAGTCAGAGTGGTGTAAGGTCAAGGTGATCCAGGGGCCTCCTGGACCTAAGGGTGAGCCTGGTGAGCGTGGTCCTCGTGGGTATGACGGCGAGCAGGGGCCTCGAGGGGACTTCGTTATTACATCCGATCTTAGGCGAGAGATCGACCGGACCATCAAGCAGCAGGGGGTTCTGACTCGAAAGGACATCGAGTCTCTCATCCGCATGGAGGTTGCAGCTCACCTCAGCAAGCTCGAGATCTCTCGTACGACATATCCCGGTCTTGGCGAGGATAAGGTCAGCATTCGAATGAAGGAGGACAAGTGATCAATGCGAACGATGTTACGCAATTCTTCAAGGCTAACGCTCCGGCTATTCTCACGGCCTCGGCATGCGTCGGGACCGTTGCTACGGCCGTCCTCACAGCGAAGTCTACTACGCTCGCAGTTGAGAAGATCGCAGACTACTGTGAAGCCAATCTTCGCTCACCCGAAGACCTCTCTTGGAAGGAGAAGTTCGCAGTATCATATCGAGTATATATTCCCCCGGCCATCGCAGGAGTATGCACTCTGGTATCGATCATCGCGGCGAATCGTATTCAGTACTCTCGTGGAGCGGCGTTCGCACTGGCTTACACAGGTTCGGAGGCGGCGTTTAAGCGATATCGAGAAGCGGTGGCGGACGTGGTTAAGCCGAAGGACCGCGAGAAGATTAAGGCCCGCGTTGCAGAGAAATCGGTATCGGCAGCTGGTGAACCACGTCCCGGGACTATTCTTGTGGCCGGGGGAGGGGACGTTCTCTGCTATGACATCTTCTCGGGGCGGTATTTCAAGTCCGACATCGAGTCAATCCGACGAGTCGAGAACAACATTAATGGGCAGCTCAACCTTGAGTGCTACGCTTCCCTCAACGAGTTCTACAACGGCCTTGGACTTCCACCCATTGCAGCCGGTGAACTGGTTGGATGGTCCGAACCGAACTCCCTCTCTGTCGAGTTTGGTTCTCAGCTCACTGAAAAGGGTGAGCCAGTCCTTACGGTCGACTTTCTAGTCGCACCCAAGGAAAACTACTTCAAGATCAACTGAAAGGAAATCACACATGTTCTCTCACATCATCCGCGTCCGTGGTATCTTCGACGACGAGCCCACCACCAAGAAGCTCTACTTCCACATGTCTCGCCGTGAGATGTTCGACTTCATCAAGCGGTACGACAATGTGACCAACTTCGAGAAGTGGCTTCAGGCTGCGATCGACAACGAGGACCTGTACACCATGATGAAGTTCTTCGATGACCTCATCGGTACCTCGTATGGTGAGCGTCAGGGCGAGCGCTTTGTCAAGTCCGAGCAGATCAAGGAGTCCTTCCTCAACTCGCCGGAGTATGAGGAGCTCTTCGATCAGCTCATGGACAACCCGGCTCTCGTCCGTGAGTTCTACAACGGTATCCTTCCTGAGAAGATCATGAAGCAGGTCAAGGAGGACCCGAAGTACAAGGAGCTCGACGACAAGCTTAAGGAGACTGAGCTCAACAACCTCTGATCCATATTTGGGGGCCCTGGAGAAATCTGGGGCCCCCACCTCCTTGAAAGGGGCCACCTTGGCTAACGCACCAATCCGTCCGAACCTGCCCTCCAACAGCAAGCTCCCCGAGCGCAAGAAGGTTGAGCAGGTCACTACTGCCACCGTCACCAAGAAGAAGTCTAGCTTCGGAACGAAGGCGGTCTCTGCTTTCGTCGGAGAGGATATCCACAATGTCGGCGAGTATCTACTTTACGATGTTACGATCCCTGCTATCAAGAACACACTCTCGGATCTGGTCAGCCAGGGCATCGAACGTCTCCTCTTCGGAGAGTCTTCTCCTCGAGCTCGCAGCTCGTCCGGGGGGTCCCGTGTCTCATACGGATCATATTCTCGACCAGGCTCAGCACCAGGCAATCGCCGAGACGCTTCTCCTCGTACACGTCGATACCATGATTTCTCAGAAATCGAGCTCGAGTCCCGAGATGAAGCTTATCTCGTTATCGACCGACTTGGCGACATCATCGAGGAGTACGGTCTTGCCACCGTCGCCGATCTCTACGATCTCTGCGGTATCACTACCGAATACACTGACGAGAACTGGGGCTGGACTTCGGCCCGGTACATGTCGGTGATCCGTAGCCGTCGAGGCTACATGCTTCAGCTCCCGAAACCCGACCACATCAATGCACGATGAATCCTCAGCAAGTGCGGCTTGAGCTTATCGCCGCCTACCCATTCTCAGACAAGTGGCGTCGCCGTGTTGAACGCATGGAAGACGACCAAGCAATCGCAATCTATCTTCGACTCAAGAAAGCAGGACGTATCAAATGAATCTCGGAATTGTCACCCGCCTCGCTGGACGCGCAGGACTGGTTCTAAGCAAGCACACCCCCACCATTCTGACTGCAGCCGGTACTGTCGGCTTCATCGGGACCACGGTTCTCGCCTCCAAGGCAACCCTCAAGGTTGAGGAGACTCTGGCTGAGGAGACTGCCCTTCTCGTCAAGGTCCACGAGGCCCACGAGGACGGCAAGCTCACTGACAAGGACGCCACTCGGGACAAGGTCATCCTCTACACCCGAATGACCACCAAGCTGGCGAAGCTTTATGCCCCCACCCTTATTCTCGGTGCCGCCTCTATCGCCTCTCTGGTGACTGGGCACGGCATCATGCTGAAGCGCAACGCCTCTCTCGCGGCTGCTTACGCCGCTGTTGACCAGGCCTTCAAGACCTACAAGAAGAAGGTCGAGTCCAAGTTCGGTAAGGACGCGGTGCTGGATGCTATCGTGTCTGTTGCTGATGAGGACCTCACCAAGGACGAGATGACCCTCGAGGCCATCTCTGCCGTCGACGGAGTCTCGCCATATGGCGTTATCTTCGATGACGAGAACGTTAACTGGTCCGCTGACGAGGACCTGTCTATGCTGCACCTCAAGTGCCAGCAGCAGTACGCGAACGATATTCTCCAGACTCGCGGACACATCTTCCTCAACGAGGTCTATAAGATGCTCGGGTTCCCCCACACTCCCGCTGGTGCTGTGACCGGCTGGGTCAAGGGTAATGGCGATGACTTCGTCGACTTCAACATCTTCGAGGGCACCTTCGAGGGTGAGGACAAGAACGGCCGTACCGTCACCAAGTGGGCGCTGGACTTCAACGTCGACGGCGTGATGTACGACAAGATCTGAGGTGCCATGTTTGAGAAGATCGCATATTTCGCAGCCGGAGCTGTCACTGGCGGACTTGGCGTATATTTCGTTCTTGCTCGCAAGTTCGAGCAAGACTTCCAAGAAGCCACAATCGAGATCAACAAGGAGCTTGCAGAAATTGCTGAAGCGAAGCACAAAGAGCGAGTGGGAGATGGCCCTGATTCAGAGGATCGCGAACCCGATCCTGAGCCGATGGTACCGAGCGCTGCTGTGGACTACTCTCCGACTCCTGTGGAAGATTCCAACCAGGAGGAAGTAACCAAGCGTACGATGGATCGACAGCACTTCGAGGCCTACCAGATCACCGAAGAGGAGTATCGGGCTAAGGGTCACCAGGAGCATGTCGAGCTTACGTACTACATGGAGGACGATGTCTTCGCTGACAACCGGGGTGTGCCTATGCAGGACACGTCCTGGTTTGACAATATTATTAGCGGAATCTCTGCCTCCGATTCCATCATCTATGTCCGAAGCATGAGCCGCCACGCGGACTTCGAGATCACCATTCTCGACGACTCGTACGAGCACTCAGTTCTCGGGGTTGAGTATTACGAGGACGAGTAATGATCGAGGCGGCACCGGATAACTCATATTTCGAGTGGCTTTGTGATCGAACCGGGGATACTCGCAAGGCTGAGTGTCCCGAGGAGTCGTTCATGAGCCTGCTCGAGATCATGCACCAGACGCCGTTCCGGGTGACGATCCAGAACGACATCAACCGTGCACAGGATGGTATCGACTTACGTAGGGCGTTCGTTCGAGAGAACAACGATGTGTCCTACGTCTGGCTTAACGAGCAGTCTTGCTCCATGCTCGAGATGTTCATCGCTTTGGCCGAGCGTATGGACATGATGCTCGAGGATGATGATACACCATATTCCCTCGAATGGTACTTCTGGGAGATGGTGAAGAACTGTGGCCTCTACGACTACACGGATGAGGCCCTGTTCAACCCCCGCCACGAGGAGGAAGTCGACTCCATCCTTGAGCGGATCAACTCGCGGGACTACACCAAGATGGGACACGGATCCATGTTCCCTCTTCGTGCGATCCCGCTTCATGGCGCACGTGATATGCGGAAGGCTGAGCTCTGGGCCCAGATGAACGCCTACGCAAACGAGAACTATATGTAAGGAGACTCATGGATTTCTACCGAATCTGCGAGCGTACCACAAAGAGTGGAAAGGTGGAAATCTACCCTGAGTTCCTCGTCGGTAGGTCGAGGGATATTCTCATTCAGGGACGAGACTTCCAGGCAATCTGGGATGAGGAGAAGGGGCTCTGGTCTACAGACGAGTTTGACGTCGCTACGTTTGTAGACCGGTCCCTCTTCGAGCACCAGAAGAACCACAAGGGTCAGATCGAGACCGTTGTGAAAACTATGTCCAACTACAACACTGGGCTATGGACCAGCTTCCAGACTTGGAAGTCAAGGCTACCTGACAACGGGCAGGAGCTTAACAGCAAGCTCATATTTGCAGACAGTACTCCTAGGAAGGAAGACTATGCCACTGCAAGGCTGCCATACTCTCTCGAGGAGGGCGAGCCGGTCGCTTGGGGATCTCTCG